TTTCAAGCTGCTCACCAGCAGAGACAGACTTGGCCATCAAAACGCCAGTCGCAGCAAAAGCCGCACCAAGCCCCAGCACTACCAATGATGCGCCAGAAATAAGGCTAGCAGTCGACGAAACCCGCGAAGCGACGCCACCAAATGGCCCATCTACAACCGCGATACCTTGCGCCACGCTGCGGAATGATACGGCCAGTGCTTCATTGGAGGTTTTCGCCCCTCCCGCGCTTTTTTTGTAGGTGTTGGTCCGTTTGTCGACACGGTTTATCGCGTCTAAAAATCCGTTGTCATTGAGGGTGATTTCGGCCTGAATTTTATCAATCTTTGCACCCATATCTTTACCCGCTTATGTCATGCCAAAGTGCGCTCTGGCGGCACGTTCGTGCTCTTCCAGTTCAGCTTGTTCGATGATTTCTTCATCCATAGTGCCGCCAGACTCAATCATAATCAGTGCGATCATGTCGGCTTTTTCGCTGGCTGTTAGTATGGAATCTATTTGACGTGGTGAGCAGCCCAATCTAAGTACTAATTCGATTTGGTATCGTTCGAGAGGACTGCTTCGTATTTTTTTTCGGCGGCTTTCACCGTATCAAACCCGTAATCATTCAGTTGATAAAGACGGTGCAGGTATTCGCGAATAACGCCATTAGGCAACAAAGTTTTTATTTGTTCGCGGTCTTCTTCCGTCGGTTCGTAGCCTTCCCCCTCCATGCCGACAATTACTAGATTTAGAGTTTTTTCAACCATCTCTTCAACAGATTGCTCCCCTTCTAGCTCGCGCACAGGTTTGACAATTTTCGCCCATTTATCAGAAGTAAATTCATGAACAGGAAAGTCCTGCCCTTCAATGACGGTATTTCGCTCAATAGCAAATGACTTGATGCCAGATAGCCCTTTCATAAAAAGTCCTTAGAGATAAATCTTGACCAAAAAAAAGACCGCAAATAACGGTCTTTTTGCTTAAGTGGCAAATAAAATCAAACAATAGTTCCATTTGTTATGCCGAGTTGAGGCACTGCTTTAACAGACGCTTTTCCAAATTCAGAGCGGGTTGGATCTGAATAATATGTCTTGAGCAGCAAGAAAGTGGCTGTCTGCGTAAATCCTGTTGTGTAGACTTTACGGAGTTGAACTTCTTCGTTTACGTCCGCCGCATCAAGAAAGGCTTTTTGGTCAACATCGCCTGGCATGTGCTTCATGGTAATAAGGATTTCTTTTGCAACCGTGTCACCGGCGACATAAGTATGATCCGTTTCTGAAATGTCGGTGTCGTCAACAGATTCTTGATCGTAGCCCCAATCACCAGACGATTGCACACCGACTAGCAGTCTCCATTCTGGGATTTCGGTTTCACTAAAATTCATTTGCAGCTCTGTACCTGCACCGACCTTTGCTCTTGCACTGACTTCTGTAGGTATCATGGATTTCTCCCTTAATTATCAATAATGATGGTGTATTGAACGTCGAGCGAGGCAAAAGCGTCGCCCTGTTCTTCTGGGTATTCGTGGCCCGCGAACAGGACACCGGAAACCAGCGCATTAACAGCGGCGCTAGTGTTTATCTTTTCAAGCACATCGGCAGCAAAGTCTTCTAGTTCATCATCTGTGGCAGGGTTTGAGAGGTAAACCCCTAACACCATGGTGATTACCCAAGATTCGCCCACACCTTCGCTGTCATCGTCCGATCGGGATAGTGTCAACGCAACAAAACGACCGCTTTCGATGTTTTCTTCATGGATTTTTCGCTGAGCAAATACGTCGATGCCAAGCTCTTCAATCGCCGCTTTCAAAGCTGCTCGAATGGTTTTTAGTTGAGTAAGCATGAGGGCTCTCTTTAGTGCTTAAGAAGGTTTAAAGCTTAGAAAGGCGGAAATTGTATTCATGAGCAAACAGGCGACGAAAGTCAGAGTTATAAACTCGGATCTGCACCTTTGGCAGCACCTTTTCAACCGTTGACTGTATCTCAATGCCAACCTTATCCAAGCGCTCAAGATTTTTGTTTTTCGCCCAGCGACCTTTGCCTTGACGACCTTTGGTGCCGTTTCGTTCGAAAACGTGCGTTTTACCGTTTTTACCCGTTCGAACAAACGCATTCGGGTACACTTTTTTGTTCACTTTTAACGATCGCTTTCTTCGCTGGCCTTGGTCTGGGGTTGGGTTTCGAATCAAAGTAACCAAACTGATTGGTCGCGCGTAACCTATTTGAACGATTTTCAAGGTTTTCACCGTTGATCTCGCCAAATACACCCGTTTTCGAACCTGACCCACAGGCACTTTTTCTGCTGCAGCCACACCTTTGATGATGCGAGTACGAGCCAATGCACCCGTTTTATTCAACGCAGAAGACGCGGCGCGGCGCATTTCACCGCCGCCAATGCGTCTTAACTTGCGCTGAAACTCAGCAACGCCTTTAAGCTTCATCGCTCGAGGCCTTGGTGGGCTTGGTTGCTTTTGTTGCAGTAGATTCCACAACAAAGTTAGCCACACCATTTTTAACCAGTTTACGCGCTGCGCTTTCTGGCAAGTCGTACTCACCTGCTGGCAACTTTTTCACCTTGCCATCAACGATCGCATCGGATGGCGAATGAATTTTAACTTTCATGATTTACACCTTTCTCAAGTAGAGATCTTTGCTACCTTCAACGGCTGGCATGATCTCTGTAATTTTGTAGCGGCTTTCGCTATCACTGAGATAATCACCCTCGCGCACTTTGGCGTAGTCGACGGGCAATATCTCACCAATAACTTGCACCCTTGGCGCGCGAGTGCCTCCGTATTCCGCTTCGTCTGGGCTTTCATCAATGCAGATCCGCACCGTGTCGCCTGTTGGCTCGTTCGCACGCTCAACAATGAAATCCGCACCCAATTGCGCATGAATGACAGCATCAAGCTCGGCAAATGGATCGGCCATGACTAACCCGCTTTGTGCGGTTTCGCACAGCCTGCCGCGATCGCCATATCACCGTATTCACCAAGGTCTTGCGGATCTTTTGACGCGATGTATTTAACGTCTTTTCCGTCTGCATCTTTGGTGTGAATGGTTTTGTGAAGAATAACCATGTGACCGACTTTGGCTTGCTCAACTTCTTCTTGCTCAACTTCTTCTTGCTCGCCATCTTCGGGTTCGTCTTCGGATTCGTCTTCGCCCGCATCAACATCATCTTGGATAGCGGTTTTAACAGTACCTTCGGATTCCGCTTGTTCGGCAGCTTCTGCCTGTTCTTCGGGTTCTGGCTCGGATTTAGCAGAGCCTTTTAATGCTGGCGGAGCGCTTGGCTTTTGAGTGGCGGACGTTTCAACGTCATCGCCCATCATCGCTGCCACTTCGTCGGCTTTAAGTTCTGCCGCCGCTTTTAGGGCTGCAGTCTTTGCAGTGTCGCTTGGTTTTTTCGCAGTCATGGTGACTCCTAACTTTTCAACTTTTAAAAACTAAAAAGGCGCATTAAAGCGCCTCTTTTCATGCCATTAAAAACAGCTATTACGCTGCAGCGTCAACCGTAACCACAACGAATTCATCTGCATCCGGCATAATTGGCAGGGGTGCAGATTGCGTCATTAAGTACTCGTGGCTTGGATCATCCGTAAACCAGTTTTTCGGCCAGCGTTTCGCCATCGCCATGCCGTCAGCATTTGCTTTAGCGTCTTGAATCGCACCGTAAGCCATCACACCATCGTATTGTGATGGCGCCATCACCATGGTGTTGTCTGGCATGAAGTACTGCTTAGTGCCGTTTTCAAGCTCGTAATAGCCTGCATACACATAAATGGCATACTCACCAAAGCGACCTTTGTACTGCACTTCTTTTTTAAGCTGAGGCGCAAGCATGATGTCGCTGTCACCATTCGCCACAGTCTTGTTCAAAGAGTCTTGAACGCCTTTGAACTTACTAAACAAAGAAAAGGCTTTTTTGTCGAAAATCAACAGGCTCGGCAGACCACTAGAAAGCTCTGCATAGTCGCCGATAATACCAGCCATATCGGTTGTTTCTTTATTCAGAACAGACCAGCGAGCAGTACCAATTAAAGCAACCGTGTTATTAACAGAGCGACCATAATCAACTTCCATCGCTTCATGTTCTTCCGAATCTTCGACAATGAATTTACCCGTCAAAACAGCATCAACAGCCATCTTTTCTTCGGTACGTTCAAGGGTTTTTTCTTGATCATCAAGCAAAAATGCCACGGTTGCGTTGCGACGCTGAGACGTTGAAAACTCCCCATTTAACGCTTCTCCCGCCATGCGGTACTGCATATTTTTTGGGCTGACCGCATCTTTTGGCTTTAGGTACGGAGGCGCATAAGATGTGGTTGAAAAGCCATCTTGCTTGCGAACTTTACCCGCGACCATTGGCGATACGAATGGTGCTAAGCGTAAGTTTGGCACAACCTTATCGATCGCTACTTCTTGGCTATCAGAAAAAACCTCTCGGTTAAAGAACAATGATTTAAAGAAACTTGTGAAGGGTTTTTGTAACTTTTTAACGCCTAAAAGCGTCTTCGTTGCATATAAAGGCATAACTATCTCCTACCGAGTAAACGGCATAATTTTTTCAACTGAATTAACGGCTAGAACGTGACGCTAAATCGGTGGGTTAAATAGGCTCGTGGCTGATTGGTGTGCCAACAAAAGCAAGGGCTTTTTGAAGGTCGGTGGTGCCGTCTGGCCATACGATCGCATCACTACTCCAATGGCCCGACTTGATAACTTTGTGAGTTTTCGCCCCGCCCGATGTATCAATAGAGTAACTCGCCATAAACACGGCTTTTTGTGAGCCGTTAGTGGCGGTAGGGTCCCAAGGCGCTAGTGCACCCGTTGCCGTAACTTGACCAAGTGGGGTTAATCGTTCGCACACAACGCCAGAACCAATGGTCGCCGATGCAAAGTGCGGTTGTTCGGAGCCTGCAAGCTCCTGTTTTACGGTATAAGTTTCTGTTGCAGCCATGATGACTATCTCCAAGAAAAGGGTTTTTAAGGGTTAAACGAAAAGAGACGGACGCTTAATTACGCGCCTTTTGCGATGTTATACGCGGCCATAATTTCGTCGGCTTCACTGATTTTCGCAGACTCGCCAAGGTTACCTTCAATCACTGGGTTTTGCTGTGAGCTCATTAGCTCATCAAGCTTAGTGCCGTGGGCTTCTGGCGAATTCGCTGCGATCGGTGCCGCTGCAAGGGCAGCTTTAGCAGCTTCGACGCTCATTTCAGTTTCATATGCAAAGTGCTCTGCTAATGCCTCGCGCCCTTTTGCTTCTTCACACTTGGTAATAGCACGCATACGTGTTTTTTCGTCTACCACTGGCGCAGTAGCAACAGGTGCTGTCACTGGGATTGTCGCCGCTGGCGCTGCCTCTGGTTGTGTTCCGGTTTGTTGGTCTGACATAGTCACTCCTGATAGCGTTGTATTATGGTTTTGGTTTTTTAAGTAATCCGCAAAGATGGCGATTGCCTCGTTGCCGTTTACCAGTTGATCAGCAAAGCCGATATCGATGGCCTCTTGGCCGCGATACACCGCCGCCTCGGTGGCTAAAACAGCCTCTTTTGTGAGACCGATGCTTCCAGCAACAAGTACAGCAAAATCGTCGCGCAGCTTGTCGGTTTTCGCTTGAAACGAGGCCAAAGCCTCTTGTGAAAGATCTTCATAGGGGTTGCCCTCAACTTTGTGAGAGCCCGAATGAATCAATGTGACCGCAATGCCGTCTTCTTTGAGCTTTTTCGCCACTGACGTGTGAGCCATAACGACACCGACCGACCCCATGACCGCGCTTTGTGTGATCAAGCGACGATCGGCAGCGCTGGCAATCGCCATACCCGCCGAACATGCCATGTCATCCGCAATGGACCAAAGAGGCTTACCACCTTCTTTCGCCATGCTACGAATCGTCGCGACTGCATCAAAACACCCCGCCACTTCACCGCCTGGTGTATCCATATCAAGCAAAATACCTTTCACTTCTGGATCGTTAATAGCGTCGGCCATACGAGCAATGATGCCGTCATAGCCAGTCATGCCAGAGTAAGGTTTTAAATGCCCGTATTTATGGACCATGGTGCCCGATACAGGTAAAACAGCTACACCTTCAATAACCTGATAGGGTCGGTTTCGGTCACGAGTGTTAGAGAAACTGGACGCTTCAATCTGCATCTTTTCACCTAGCATCACTTCACCTTCCGCATCCGTCATTTGGGTAATACCCAAACGTTTGGACAAAGCAGAAAAGAAAGTTCGCGCGTAGGCGGGCTCTAAAAGCAATGGTGCGTTTAGCACTCGGCTCGCTATATGAGGTTGATTTGTTGGCATGTTACGCCCCTACCTTTTGTGGTGTTGTTTCTTGTGGCTCAGCGGGTGCGAATGCTTCCGCCGCCGCCCAGCTTGCCGCTGGCAAGTTCGCATCTTTGCGTTCTTTCATTTCGCGCACTTGCTGTGCAAAGATTTCTTGATAGTCTTCGCCCATCATGGCGAGCTCTTTTTCATAGGTGGATAGACCGGATTCAATTCGAAGCACGGATTCTTTCACTTCTTTCAAGCCGTCAATCGCAAGGCGGCCTGTACCGATCCAATCGCAGTTGGTCCATGATGCAAGACCACCGTCGTACAAACCAAAGCGCGCGCCTTTCGGCAGAGTGATCAGCTTGCGGTGCACCATTTCTTCAAACACAAGGCGAAACATAATTGTGGCAAAACGCGCCGCGATGATTTTTCGACGCCCCATGAAGTAACGCCAACCCTCTAAAATAGAGGCTCGTGCAGAACTGTATGAGCTTTGTTTGTAATCACGAGCGAGCTGCTCGTAAGGCACGTTTAAGCCAGCGGACAACCAGCGTAAAACGCTGGATTCCAAATCCACATAACCGTTATCAACATTGCCAGATGTGTGCGTTTTTAGCGTTTGGTTGGGTTGCAAGTGAGGCACTTTCACACCATCCAACTTTAGGTTGGTTTTCTCTTGGTACTCAGCGAATCGCCCCATAACACGGTCATAAGTTTTCTGCCCTTCGTCACCACCAAGGCCGCCTAAAATCTCATAGGCATCCTCTGTACCGAGTGTAGTTTCCAGTGTGGCTGCAAACATGGCGCTTACCGCAGCATTTTGCAGCTTTATGTTCTGCATTTTTGGCAAAATTTTCATTTGCTCTAATACGGATAAAAACTGATTAGCGCCGCGCGTTTGTCCAGACGAAATCGGTTCGAAAACATGAATAAAACGAGGGCGACCCCAAGGGGTGCGCATTGGTACACGCTTCCACTCCCACCCTAAACCATTACCCATTCCAAGCGTTGAAGCACTTTGAATATGAGCGGCAATAGCAGCGCCATAACCATCCACCTCAAAACCACCTTTCAAAGAGTTTTTGTCGCTCATCCCATTTGGGTTGCTGACTTGCATGGGGTTAATCATTTGAAACGCCGTCTTTACAGGCGAGTCGCTGCGGTCAATCCAATGAGGCATGCTCATCACTTCACCAAGCGTGGTATGCGTTCCGATTGCTTCACGTACCATCATGGTAAAGGTTCGCTTGCGCTCAACATCGAGATAACAATTTGGATCGTCGCTGATCTCTCCCCACACTTGCTCAACATCTTTGGCGAACGCACGAGCATCATCTTCTTTAATGCCAAGTCGTCGCCAATTTGGCTTATAAGACAAGCGGAAAAGGTGACCAACGATATTGTCTATATGCAGCTGTTTGGCATTAGAGGCAAAAGCATTGTTGCGAACCAAGTCTTCAGCCCTTGCGTTACCGCTGGCAAGTGTTGGCAATATAGCAGCATCAGCGGTCATCGCTTGCGGATGCCAATCCAATAACTGACCTCCCGTTCCAGCTCCTGCACCGTTATAACCACTAGCCATCACCATTGGCTGACCGTACCGGTCGAGAATTTGAACTGGCTTCATAATCGAATTCCCATTGGTCGACGGCTAGACGTGTTTTTTTCATTTTTTAAGCGGGCAATATACAGCTCTAAATCAACGCGATTCGTCGCTGTATAAGTCATGGCCTTGCCATTTCGGCTTAGACTTACCACTCGTCGACCAAGGCTTAATTCGTGCAAAGCGTCTTCCGCCTCAGAGATTTTTTCGTCTAAAGTCATGGTTAGCCTCTAATTTAGAATGAAATTATTCGTCGTCGGCCTCGTTATCTGAGTCGACGCGCTGAGTGTTTTTGTATTGAGAAAGATCAAGACCGCGGCTTTGCAAGCGACGTATCGCAGCGAGGTTATAAACAGCCAAATCCCATGGCTCATTTCGACGTCCTCCGGCATCCCAAACAATTTCAGGGCGACCTTTGACGTATTTAAGCTTTCTCTTTTCGTTCGTGAGATGCTCAAAAAACTGCAAGTTATACTCATCATTGATCGGCCAATGAAAAATGCCAGGCGCATGCAAAGAGTCATTTTCAAGAGTGTCAATCAAGCGAGAATATAAAGTGTTTTTCGCTGTATCTGTTCCTATCATGGCGAGATAAACACCATGCTCGTTTCGCTTTTTCGGAAAAGACACAATGGGGCGACCTTTGACGCTCGCCCCTTTTATGGCGACAAATCGTCTTGGGCCATAGCGCTTACAAAATGCGTAAACCTTATCTGTGTGGTGTCCACCAGAGTCGATAAATGCAATAGAAGGCTCAATGATCGAACCGTTTGGCGTTTTGAATTGTTCCGTAAGAGCTTTGTGGAGAAGCTTCCAAACCAATGGCTGAGTAGGATCACCGTATATTTTTTGATATTTGATGCTGTATCGCTCTTCACCATCGATCCATGCAACCGTCTCAACCTCTAAGCGATCATCTTGGGTATCCACAGCTTGAGTAATAACACATTCATCAAATGGCACTTGCGCCACGTAATTTTCGCGTCTTCGGTAAAGATTGTCAGGACTAAGTCCGCCCTGATCCTCGACCCACACCTCGCCAAGCGTGGTGTTTGTGAAAGATTTAAGGCCCTCCCGCGTTCCTTTGTAGCGCAAGAAATCACGTACAATTTGCAACCATGGCGAGTCATGCGAATAAACAGACCAACAGTGAAAAGAGATAGAGCGAGGCGCTGCAACTACTTCACCATTCTCATCAAAAAAGACAATGCCGTCGTAAGTTTTAAGACCTTCTTCGCTTGCCCAGAAACCAAGCTCGTCGGCAGCGATATAATCTTTGTAGTGAAAGTCTTGCTTACAGCTTGAGCAGCGATAGCGAGCAGACGCTGCTTGTTTTTCAACGCTGCCATCGTTATCAAAAATAATTCCAGCTTCTTTCGACTTACCACCCCAAATCAAAACCTGAAAGGTTTTGCAATGCGGGCAAGGAATATAACGGCGCATGTAATGCGCTGCTTTGCTGGCTGCTTCATGTATCAAACATGGAGCAGCTTCGCTTAAATGTTCGCTTGGCGTACTACCACGGATCGATTTTCTAAACACCGACCCTTCAAGACGCTTATCACCAAGCGATAAGGGCGAGCCTTCTTTTTCGACATCGTTGTCGAATTTAGAAAGCTCGTCGTAAATACCAACGTCGACGGATATCTCACGGTAGTTCTTAGCCGCTTTACCGCCAAGCAAATAAATCTGGTTTTGCGTCTCGAATACTTTGGACGCGATCGTGTTGTTTTTGTGTTTTTGGTTAAACCAAGGAAAAATGGTCCGTACTGGTTTAACGTCTCGAATCATCGAGTCGATGTGTTTTTTACTGAATGAATCCCGCGCGCCATCGTCTGGTTGCCACAGCGCAATGTTTCGCGCTTTGTGTTCAATGAAATAACCAACAACCGCAACGATCAGTTTTGTGTAACCAACACGTGCAGATTTCTCCCAGTTCACTTCTTGAATATCTGGGTGGCCCATCGCGTTTAAAATCGCGACTTGATATGGACGGGTTGTCCACCTGCCTTTGATATAGCTTGATTCAGCAGATAGATAAAAATACTTATCTGCCCATTCAACCGCCGTCAGCGGTTCTTTCATTTTCAGAAAACTTAAAGCGCGGCTGATTGCCTCACTTAACTTTCCCTTCTGCGACTGAGACAAGATTAGTAATGACGTCATGCAATTTATCCCCCAACGTCGAAGCAATGTTGCTAACTTTTGAAATGTCTCGCTGAATTTGGTCAATAGCATGGCTTGGCATCTCTGGGTTGTGACGCTTTACGAGCAATGGAATGGTTTCTAAGATAGCGACCTGTTCCGAAATGATGCCCACCAACACCTCGGTGGCAATATCAACCGGAACAGATCGGGCTTCTAAAATGTCGTTCTTTAATTTGAGCGAGCGGACTTCTTCTGAAAGCTTTTCAACTCTCAAAACGCCTTCGTTTAGTTGGTCTATTGATGTGCTTTTGGATGGCTTTTTAACACCAGGTTTCGACAGATTTAAAAAGCTGTTATCTACACGGTTTTGCACAACATCGTGGATAGAGTAAAAGTTCTCTCGACCCCTTTTCTCTCTGGGCTCGACGCCCCATTTATCAAAGGCTTGTGAGCTGATGCCGAGGCTCGCAACGAGCGTTGATTTATTGATGAGCCCGAGCTCTTTTTTCTTGCTCGACATACCAAATACACCAACTTCACCAACCTAGATAAAAAACTGACTAAACAACAACTTCAGTTTCCAAAAAATTCGTAAATACAGAGAACCCGCGCCCAGCTTACCCGTACACAGTGGAAACGGCTGGAAGGACCCATTTTTTCAAACGAGGCCATCAAACGCCCACACACTGCCTGAGCTGCTCGATGTACGCGGTTATCTGTCCCATCTCATCTATCGGGACGATGAACGCTACGTCATTGACCGTCGTGTCTATCAGTACTGGTTCCACTACCGGGCACGGGATCGCCTGAGGCTTTGGGCTGATCAGGCTTAACATCTCGCACCCGCCCAAACTGGCGCAGATAGTTAGCAGGATCATTGCGCGCTTGATTGAGTCGCTCTTGTTTCTTTTCATGCTCATCACGCCTTTTTAACTGCACTGCCCATTCAACAAGAATGAGCAGCAATTTCAGCCAACTAACCATCTTTATTCTTAGCCTTGCCGTAGTTGGCTGCTAGCAAATTAATCAATGATTTCAACCAACTAGGCCAATTAGCTGTAACCTTAGCGGGTAATGTGGCAACCAAATGCGAGGCCGCATAGAGCACACCAATCAGTACCCCAACCCATGCAGGCATGATGCTAACCAACGATGGTAATGCACCAACGATCATGGCAATCAACCCACCATCATCAGCAGCCACAACGTCCGTCGCATAAGCAGCGAATGAGAAGAAGAACAACAAAGAACCAAGCAACAGGCGTCGATAAAACACCAACGAACACAACACACCAATAGCCACAACAAGCAGACCAAGCGCCATTGGCGACTTACCAACCGTCATGCCTAACCAACCATCTGATATCGCTAACAACCCAGAGGCCGAAACAACATCAAAGCCAGCAAACGAGACCACCGAAGCCAGCACAGCAACAGCGATGCATCCCCCCATTATCATTACCTTTCTTACACGCATAACGAACCCTCTCTCTCTAGCCCATACAATTCATATGGGAAGTTTTTAATAAACTCTTCAACAGTGCCAGCACCGTGAACAGTGTTGTAGTGTTTCTTCCAGTATGCCGCCAAAGCCTTGATATCATTGGCTTTAGGCAGCGCATACTTGACGCGATAATAGTGAACCCTGCACATTGCCGCCGCGTATCGATTGTTCCAAACCAATGCGTTATGGTCTGGCCAGCCATTAGAATAATAATTTGTATCCACGCTATCGGACGTCATCAGCAACAACGAACACTGAACCGGACGTCTGAACTTAATGAAGTTAAGCCACAGGTCTTTATGGGTTGCTGGCTCCATCTGAAACAGCCCCATTGCTGGGCCTTTTCCAAGTTGCTTGATGTATGTGCCGTGCGACTCTTGAGCAAGCGTCCCCATTACCAACT